ACTGCGGGCATCGAGCTCGTGCGGTCCGAGATATTCGCGCAGATCCTCGAGGGCATCGCACTCGGGATAATCGACGGCGCGCAGCCGTTCAGCGCGACCGCGCCCGCGCTCGCAACGATCGACCCGAACCTCAAGACGCAGCGCATCCTGCCCGATATGAAATACAGCTATGTGCTGTCCGGCGCGATCCACAAGGTTCGCGTAGTCGGCACTGTCCAGGTCTAACCCAGCGCAGCCGAGAGGACACAACAGGTCATGGGCTTCAAATCCTGGAACATCAACGAGCTATCGATATCGCTAAACGCGATCCCGCTGTCGACAGGCGGCTACGCCGAGGATGAAGTGCTAGCGATCGACTGGACCGAAGATTGGTTCACGAAATACGTAGGCGCCGACGGCGAGGTCACGCGCACGCGCACAAACAATTTCAGCGCTACAGCTACCCTCAAGTACGCGCAGACCGCCGACGCCAATACGACGCTAAGCGCGCAGCTCGCGAAGGACATCGCGACACTGAACGGCGCTGCCGCCGGCGTATTCACGGTGAAAGACTCAGGCGGCGGCCTCGTCATCACGAGCCCGCGGGCATGGATCATCGCGCCGCCGCAGATCCGACTCGGTAAAACCGTTCAAGTTTTCGAATGGAAAATCGACCTCGCCGACGCGCGCACGAGCACGTTCGGAGGTCGCTAAACTATGAGCCGAACCGTAAGAGAAAAGCAGATCGGCGAGTATCGCTACCTAGTGACGCTGCTCGGCGCGAAGGCCGGCCGATCGATGCTCGTGCGCCTGACCAAGCTGCTCGGGCCTGCGACGGCATCGTTTCTCGAGGGCGTGCTGCACGCCAAGGGAGGTCTGACGGCATCGCTCGCCCTCGGCGCGAGCGACGCCATACGCGAGGTAACGCAGCGCCTCAGCGAGGCAGACCTCGTCATCATCAGCGACGAGCTCGCGCGCTTTACCGCTGTCGTCATCGACGCCGAGCATCAGCCGCAGCTTGACAAGATCTTTGACGACCACTTTGCCGGCAGATACGGCGAGATGCTCGCCTGGCTAGCGTTCGCCCTCGAGGCTAATTTCACGAGTTTTTTCGACGGCGCGCGCAGCGGCTCGACGCCGCTCGCGCAGCGCCTGCAGAGCCTGATCGCGTTACTGTCACAATCCCCAAGCACATCGACTGGGACATCTGGCGAATCGTCGCCAGCGACCGCATCAGCGCAAGCCTGACCGAGGTTTGCGAGGAATGGACCCTAGACGACCTATACGACGCTCACGACGTGCTCGACCTATACGACGAGCTCGAGCGCCAGCAGGCACGACTCGCAAAGGAGCGTAACAGTTGAGTGCCGTAGTCCTACGTGAGCTCGTCGCAAAGCTTGGCCTCACTGTCGACGAGGGCGCATTCGAGCGCGCCGACCAAGGCCTAAAGAAGGTCAAGAAAGGCCTCGAGGAAGTCGACCGCAAGACGCGCGACGCGAGCGGCCGCTTCGTGCGTGGCGCGCAGGACCAAGCCGCGGCAGTCGAGGCGCAGGCGACCAAGCAGGCGGCGTCAGCTCGCCGGCGAGCGAAGGACGGGCCCTCAGCTGCTGATACTTTTCAGCAGTACCTAGGCGGCGCAGCGGTGTTCGCTGCCCTAAAGGGCATGACCGAGCTCGCGTCGAGCGCAAACGAGACGGAGAACGTACTAAAGGAGCTATTCGGCGCGCCCGGCGTCGAGCAGGTGAAAGGCTGGTCAGACGTGACCAGCGTCGCGCTCAACCGCAGCAAGTATCAGCTGCGCGAGGCCGCAGGCACATTCGGCGCGCTGCTGACGCCAGTCACGAGCAACACCGCAGAAGTACGCAACATGTCCGAGGCGCTTAGCGTGCTCGCGATCGACCTCGCCAGCTTCTACAACACGAGCGACGAGGAGGCGATGCTCGCGCTGCGATCGGGCATCATCGGTCAGTCAGAGCCGCTGCTTAAGTACGCCGTGAACGTGCAGGAGGCGACGCTAAAGGAGTACGCGCGCACGCAGGGCATCACTAAGTCAGTCGAGAAAATGACCAACGCAGAAAAGACACTGCTGCGTTACAAAAGCATTCTCGAGCAGTCGACTAAGGCGACCGGCGACGCCACGCGCACCGCCGGCGAATACGCGAACATGCTGCGAGGTGTGCACGCTCGCGTGACCGAGCTCGCGACGGACCTCGGCAAGAAACTACTGCCGCCGCTTAAAGCGCTGTTCGCTTGGGCTAACCCCATGATCACGGCATTCGGCAAGCTCGCCGAATCCTCCTACATCTTCGAAGGCCTGCTCGGCGCGCTGGGCCTAACGATCCTGCGAGTGTTCGGCGGCAAACTCTGGGCCCTCACGACGTTTGGGTTAAAGCTCGGGCTAATCGGCGCCGCCCTCGACGACATCATCAACTTTGCCAACGGCGCCGACAGCGGCATCGGTCGCCTGCTAAACGCCCTCGGCGGCGAGGGCACTAGCACCAAATGGCTTGAGGCTATCTCGCAGGCGCTGCGCGACATGACGCGCGACTGGGAAAAGTTTGTCGCCGCCGTGCGAACGTTCAGCATCCCCGATAAATGGGATGCGTTTCTAGACAAGCTGCACACCGCGCAGGGCTACTTCGACGCGATCGCGCGCGCCATCACTAAAGCCATGATGGGTCGCGAACGCGGCAACCTGATCACGAAGGAGCAATACAACCGTTATGGCAAAGGCAACTTCTCGCGCCTCGACGCCCTCAGCGACGACGAGCGCGCAGAGGCCGAAAGAGCCGTAGACGCGTACAACGCCCGCATGCGGTTCGACGCAGCCGAGGCGCTGCGCAAGGCCAGCGAACGAGCCTCGTTTGACGCGAGTTTCGCTGCGCCTGCGCCCGGCGATCCCGACCTCGCACTCGGGCTAGCAGGCGACCAGCTGTCGGCGCCCGTCGACTCAGGCCCGAACATGTCCGTGCAGTTCGGCGACACGACGATCAACATGTCACTGCCGCCGGGCGCTAACCCGATCGACGTGCAGCGCGCGACGCAGCGCGGCGTCGACATCGCCAACCGGCAGGCGCTCGACGCCGTGCGCCAGGCCGCCGGAAAGGTCCGACGCTGATGCCAGACCAGCCGCCACCGTGGACAAACGTCAGCCACCTACAGATCAACAAGCTGTGGATCGACTGCAGCGTGCGCGAGCAACACGTGCTCGGCGCGCAGTGCTCGCAGTTTGCCGTCGAGGAAGGGCCCGACATCAGCGATCACGTTCGCGATACGCCCGACGGCCTGCGCATAGAAGGCATCATCACGAACACGCCGATCGGCACGCGACCGGCCTACGACGGAGATCCCGGCCTCGTGCAGCGGTCGCTGCCGCTCACCACCGCCGACGGGCAGCCGCTCGAATTTAACCAGTTCGTAGGCTATCAGTCGCACCAACTCGAGGGCCCGCCGAACGCTGGGTATTTCAGCCTGGTTCCGATCATCGGCGCGACGACGCTGCCGTTCACGAACTACAACGACCTACCCAAGAAAAAGCTGAACATGCTCGTCGCCGAGTATGAGTTCAAGCCGCTCGGCGTCGCCGGCTACTCGTGGCAGTACATCGCCGAAACTAACCGCGTGAAGTTCGCGCACGACACGCTGCGCGCGACGTTCAAGGCACGGCAGCCGATCACGGTCATTACCGGCCTGCACGTCTACGAGAAAGTGATTCTCACAGAGCTCAACATCCAACGCGACGCCAGCAGCGGGCCTAACGCGCTCATGTTCACGGCATCGGGGCAAGTGATCCGCATCGTCAAGTCGACGACAGGGCAGCCTGTCCCGTCGCAGGATCGCGCGACGCCGGCAGTATCTAAAGGCGCGCAGAACGCTGTGCCGACCAAGCCCGGCGAGGTACCAGAAAGCACGAAACACAAGGGCAGCGTCATCACGCAGGCACTCGACGGCGCTGCAAACTGGTTCAACCAAGCGCCGCCGGAGCCTTGATATGGCATCAGTGCGAATACCTACGACGCCGACTGTCGACTCGTCGCTGCGCGTGCAGCTCGACAGCACGAGCTACGGCATGCGCATCGTCTGGTCGCAGCGTGGCGAGTGCTTTCACCTGCACATCGCCGACAGCGTCGGCAACCCGCTGATCTCAGGCCTGCGCATGGTCACGCTGTATCCGCTGCTGTACCGCTTCCACTACAGCGCCGGCCTGCCCGT